GCCGGTTCCTACGCTCTCATAGACTACACCAGTCTTCCTACCCTTATTCGTGAGGCATACGACAGACTTTATCCCAATGCTTTGGAAGAAATGAAAAAACAACTAATGAGCAATATCATCCGTAGTGACAGTAAAGCTGTAGAGTTTTATAAGACCTACCGCCCCGCCATCTCACTGGAACGTCAGGCAGAATATGTACTGAATGCCGAGGTGATGAATGAACTGATCCGCGTGGAGAAAGAGACCGGAGCCTTGCATAGCAAGTGCGGTTACAGCCGTAAGTCCATCGTGTGGGAAACGGTGCAAGGTACATGTGAGAAGCTGCGCGAACGCTATGGGCATACACTGCCCGCAACCCGTCTCCGCGAGAAATTCAACGCTTACAAGAAGGCCGGATATATCGCCCTTGTAAACAAGAATACGGGCAACCAGGCGGCACGTGTGGTAGTTCCCGAAGTGGCCCGTCTGTTGCTGAAACTTCGCCGGAGCATTGTTCCCCGCTATACCGAGGCGCAGATCTTCGATGAGTATAACCGTCAGGCAGTAGAACGCGGGTTGAATATCATCAAATCACCTACTACCATAAAGAACTATCTTAATGATCCGGCTGTAATGCCAATGTGGTATGCGGCCGTATACGGCATGCAGAAGTGGAAAGCCAAGTATGCCAGTCTGATGAAGACCAGCCTCCCGCAGATGCGTGATGCATTATGGTATGGCGATGGTACCAAGCTGAACCTCTACTACAAAAATGAACAAGGAAAGATGTGTACTACCAGCGTATATGAAGTGATGGACGCTTATAGTGAGACTTTGCTTGGGTATGACATAGCCCCGAATGAGAATTTTGACAGCCAGTATCGGGCTTACCGTATGGCCGTTGAAGTCTCCGGCAGCCGTCCTTATGAGATTGTGACTGATAACCAAGGCGGACATAAGAAAGGTGATGCTGCAGGTTTCTTCCAACGTCTTACGATACTTCATCGCCCCACGATGCCCTATAACGGACAATCCAAAACGATCGAAAATGCTTTCTACCGTTTTCAGGCGCAGGTTCTTCATGCCATTTGGCATTTCACAGGACAGAATGTGAATACCAAAAAACTGAATAGTAAGCCCAACCTGGAATTCATAGAGGAGAATGCCTATGCGCTTCCCACACTCGAGGAGCTGAAGGCTATTTACAAGGAATGCCGTAACCGATGGAACAATGAGGAAAAGCACTTCGCCACCGGTATTCCTCACATGGAGATGTATCGTATGAGCGAGAACCCCGAGGCTGTGCCTGTTAATGAAATCGACATGATGAGGATGTTCTGGCTGTGTCATCCCAAAGCTGTAACGTACACCAATTATGGCCTGCGGTTTGAGATTGACAAACAGCAATACCACTATGATGTATATGCAGCCGACGGTCTGCGCGATGAAGCCTGGGCACTCCGCAATACCGGACGTGAATTCACTGTAATGTATGATCCCATGGACATGACCCGCGTGGAATTGTGGCGTAATACCGCCACCGGTGCCAAGTATAGTGCCACTGCCACTCCAAAAGTTTCTGTTAGTCGGGCCACCCAGGAACGTACTCCTGAGGAAAGCGGCTTCATGCGACGTACCATTGAGCGCAACAAGGAGACCATGGCCGCCATCCAACTGGAAGGCGAACGGTTTGACCTTGACGAGCGTATTGCAGCCGAACTTTTCGGCCTTTCCACCCCGAAACCTAAAAATCTCAGCAGGAAGAAAATGGACGAATGTCGTGAAAGGTATGAACATGGTAAACTTTCCGTTCCTCTCTCCCTACCGGAGAAACGCAAACAGGAGGAAACCGAAATCTATAATGAAGCCGATTATTCCACTGTAGGGGAATACACCAAGGCACTTTCCAATATGACACTGGATGAGCTGGCATTGGACAGGTTTTAAACAATAATCAATAATCAATTAAATACTATTCAAACTATGAAAGGATTAACCAGACAAGACAAAGACAATATCCGCGATGCACTGATGGGCTACTGTGAGAATTTTCCCAGCCGTAACCGCGCCAGCGAGAGCCTGCAGGGAGTCAGCGCGGCTGTGGTAAGCCAGATTTTAAACACCAAGTATGAAAGTATCAGCGATGACATGTTCAGCCGCATAGCCGCACAGATCGGTTTCAGCTTCGAGCACTGGACTATCTGTGAGAGCGACAATTACCGCCTTGCCACTTATGTGCTGGCCGATGCCCAGATGTACAAGAACGTCACCTGGATGGTGGGCGATGCCGGATGCGGCAAGACTACCGCCGCCATAGAGTTCCGCCGTACACACCGTAACGTGTTCTATATCCTTTGCTCGGAAGACATGAGACGCAGTGATTTTGTCCGGGAAATAGCCAAGCAGGTAGGCGCGCCTACTGACAGCACCAACAATTTGCGTGACATGCTGGATTATGCTCTTGGCATGATTGGTTTCCTGCAGAACCCGCTGCTTATTTTTGATGAGGGCGACAAGCTGACAGACTGCGTGCTGAACTACTTCATCAGCATCTACAACCGTCTCGAAGGGCGTGCCGGCATTGTCTTTATGAGCACCGACTACATCAAGCGCCGCGTGGACAACGGGCTGCGTTACAACAAGAAAGGCTACAAGGAAATCAACAGCCGCATAGGCCGCAAGTTTTTCGATTTGAATGCTACCAGCCGCAATGATATATACGCCATTTGTCAGGCCAACGGATTGACAAATGAAGCCGAGATAAAGCGTGTAATGAAAGATGTGGAGGCCTGTGATAATGACCTGCGCCGGGTTAAACGTGTAGTTCATGCACAAAAACGGCGTGCCGAGCAGCAGAAAGGGAGGGATGAAGAATGAATGTAAGATATGAAGATGCTGCAGGGGAAAAGGAGAAAAAGATAACCTTTGACCGAAATGCTAAAGGGGTACGTGAAATGCTTTCGATGAAGTTCGATACGCTGGATTTCAAAGATACGTGGCATGACGCTTTCGGTACACCGGAACGCCGCGGGGTATGGTTTGTCTGGGGAAATTCCGGTAACGGCAAAACCTCGTTTGTAATGCAGCTCTGTAAGTACCTCTGCCGTTTCGGACGTGTGGCTTACAACAGTATGGAAGAGGGAGCATGTCTCACCATGCAGGATACGCTCCGGCGCTTCGGCATGATGGAAGTCAACCGCCGTTTTCTGCTAATCGACAACGAAAGTATTGAGCAGCTCAGTTTGCGGTTGAAGCGTCAGAAATCGCCTGACTTTGTGGTTATCGACAGTTTCCAGTACACGCAGATGACCTATCGGCAATATATAGAATTCAAGGAGCAACACCGCAACAAGCTGATTATCTTCATCAGCCATGCCACCGGACGACTACCCACCGGACGTAGCGGTAAAAGTGTGATGTTCGATGCCACACTGAAGATATACGTCGAAGGATATCGCGCTTTCAGCAAAGGGCGTTTTATCGGACCTGTGGGACACTTCGATATCTGGCCGGAAATGGCGGCGAGATACTGGGGAGAAAGTAATGAATGATTATTAATGTTCAGTGACAGACCTATTATGAAAACGACCAAAAATAAATCCATTACGTCACAGCAGCTCAAAGCCCTGCACGCCACTTTCCACCGCATCGGTATGGATGACGATGCTCGTCATGACTGCATCTATGAATTCACTTCCGGACGTACGGCAAGCAGCCGGGAACTGACGATGCACGAGGCGCGGCAGCTGTTGGAAAGGCTGAACCCACCGGATGAAAAAACAAGGGCGATGCAACTGGCGGAAGCGAAAAGTGTGTTCCGCGACATCTACCGCCTTTCTTTCATGATACCGCAGCTCAATCAGGGTTTCAGCAGTGACAGTGAAGACGAATACCGGATGAACGTTGCGAAGCTCAACATGTGGGCCCGGAAATACAGTAAGGCACGCAAGGATGTTACCGCCATGAAACTGTGGGAGTTACAGGATACCAAGAAGCAGCTGGAAGCTTGGATGCGGCGTGAGGAAAAGAAACAGAAAAATGAAACAATATGAGAACGAAAAATGAAATCAAACAGGCTGTGGCGATATTGACTCGTAAAGCCGACCGGCTCAGTCTTGTACAGGCCGAGGTATTGCAGGGCAGCATGACCGAACAACAGGTATTCCAGAAATACGTCATGGAAGTTGCAGAAGAGAATCGTGACGAAGAGATATTCTTCGCCGCCCGCGATGCCGCCCGGTTTTCTGCCGGACATATCGGTCTGGAAGAACTGATACCCGATGTACAGAGCATGACGGCGGCGGACTTTGCCGCAGCCGGAGCATTGGGTGTAGTTGACGAAGAGAGCGACACGATAATGCTCTCACGCAAAGAGTTCAACCGTTTACTGGCCCGCATCGAACGCCTGGAACAGTGGACGGGACTACGCCGTAAAGCTGCTCCCGGTGACTGTACGCCTCTTCCATTGCCCGAGGATGCCGATATGGATGACCTGATGAAACAGAACGAGGCCTGCCGTTACCTCTCATGCGGCAAGAATACAATCAAGGGCTATGCCTCCCGCGGACTGGTACACAGTTATAGGAAAGGAAAGTTCACTTATTACAGCCGCCGGGAACTGGATAAGAAAATCAGGAAACTTCGCGATACATTATAACCATGCCTGCCGCCTACAACACCACCGAACGTTACCGGGAATTGGAGAACCGGCTTTCCGAATGCCGCGGACGCATCAATATCCTGGAAGAAAAACTGCTTGGAAGTCCCGTTCCCCTTCCGGTGGCCGAATTCGACCGGTTGCTTGACGAGTACAGGGCCGAGCAGATACGACTTGCCCATCTGGAACAGGAACAGGAGGGAAACAGCACTCCGGCCAAGACGGCAGCCGCCAAGGAGCGCTGGCGCAAGCAGAACCGGGACAGAAGAAAGAAATTACATTATTAACCCTATAAAAACATTTATTATGGCAAGAACAAAGAAAACAGTAGTCAGCGGTATCACCCGCGAGCAAGCAGAACAGGCATTCGCAGACTTTGCAGCGGCCGATGCCAAAGTACAGAACCTTACCTCAAAAATGGATATTGAGATGACGCGTATCCGCGAGAAATATGCGGATCAGTTGGCAGAACTGTCTGCCACCAAGGAAAAGAACTTCGACATCATGCAGGCATACGCCGTAGAAAACAAGGAAGAACTATTCTCCAAGCGGAAAAGCCTTGAGAGCGCGCATGGCGTATTCGGTTTCCGTACCGGCACACCGAAGCTGAAGAACCTGAAAGGTTTTACCTGGGCGGCCGTAACCAACATCTGCAAGGAATTGTTGCCGCAGTATATCCGCACAACGGACGAGCTGGCAAAAGACAAGCTGCTGGCTGACCGGGACAACCCGGAAGTTGCCGAGTTTTTCCCGAAGATCGGCGTACAGGTTGTACAGGAAGAGACTTTCTATGTGGAGCCCAAAAAAGAGAACGATGCGCAATCTGCCTGAGGAGTATTACGAATACCGGCCGCATGGCAGGAACTGGGTGGTGTACCGTATTCGGCGTGACGCCACCGGTTCCACCGGGACCAAAGTCGGGCAGTTCCTCACGAAAGAGGAAGCCCGGCGTGAGGTCTATCGGTTGAATGGCTGGAAATAATAAATGAATCATGACAAACATATTGGATGAGGGTGCAAAAATGTTAACAAGTTCGCTTGTTTGGGGAGGGAGAATGACGTTCGACCAGTTAAAGGAATTGGATTGGCTAAAAACAACGTCGTACTATGGTATTTATTTATTCATCCAAGAAGCTGAAAGAAGAAAATGGATAGGGGCTATTGACAAAGAAGGAAAGCCTGCTGTCTATTATGCTACCAGTAAAGGACGTAAAATGTTAAGTGAAAGAGAATAATGGCAAAGATAACTTACAAATCAAGTATTCCCAATGACAAGCCGCTTTGGCTTCTCAAGCTCCAGTTGTCGGTCAGCCAGCTGGATGCCACCGGACTGAAAGGAAATGAGCAGGATTTCCGTAACCTGAAATCATTCATCGACGCTGAAATCCGTTCGTTAATGGAAAAAGGCGACATCCGCCGCAGCTTTGTGGAAACCGAACTACGGCAGGATGAAGGCAGGACAGTGATACATATCTTCCGTAACCACATGATTGTCCAAACCTATTATATCGAAGCATGAGTGAGAAGAAAGATATATTGGTGCTCAGTTCCCCGAACTTCGGTACCGGTAAAGAAACCATAGGCTACTATACAGAGTATGCCTGTGGTTACTGTCACGGTAACGGCTGGTTCTGGAATCCTGAAATTATCCATGAACGGGTAAAGATACCCTGTCCGAAATGTGGAGGAACCGGACATGTAAAAGGTATCGTTACAGTGAAATGGGTTCCAGACGGGGAGGTGAAAGCCTGTTTCAGCAAAAAGCAGGAGATATGACACCGCGTATCCCGATAAACTATATCGTCCAAATAGACAACTTCCATCTGGGCGAATTCATCTTCTACTGGAACTACTACGGCCAGCCCTGCACACTTCTTCTGCAGAAGCCCAAGACAGAGGGCCTTACCGCCATCAGGCTGGTGGTCGACAGCGACGAAGCCGCCAGTTTCCTTTTAAGGGCAAAGGAGAAGACAGGCTGCAGGCTGTATACGGTAAAATAACTTTCAAAACCATAGCAATCATGAAAAAGCATATCTACACAGAGGCCGAGAAAACTGAAATTACCCGGTTGTACCCTCACTGTTCAACAAAAGAAATAGCCCGTCTCTTTGGAATATCGGCCGCTTCCGTTTACAACCTTGCCGACCGTCTGGGACTCAAGAAGTCTCCGGAGTATTTGAAAAAACTGCGGAGTGAGATGTCAAGGCAGCTTGCCGACAGTGGAACGGCACACCGTTTTCCAAAGGGGCACGTGCCGGCCAACAAAGGCAGGAAAATGAATGCCGGGGTATATGCCAAAGTTTCGGCCACCATGTTTAAAAAAGGGCACATGCCCGATAATACGCTTTATGACGGTGCCGAGAGTATCCGTAAAGACAAAAACGGACACCGGTACGTTTATGTGCGTATCTCTTTGGGGAAATGGATACCAAAGCATGTGCTGTTATGGCAACAGGCGCATGGCCCGGTTCCGAAAGGCTACAATATCGTTTTCCGCGACGGCAATACGCTGAACTGCACACTTGAGAACCTGGAATGTATCAGCAATGCCGAGCTCATGCAGCGTAATAGCCTGCACAACCTGCCCGAAGAGGTAAAGGAACTCGTATATCTGAAGGGGCGCCTTTCAAGGGCTATCAAAGAATCGAACAATCAATAACCAACCAATAAACAATCAATTATGAATACACTCGAACGTCTGCAGGGAATGGTGAACAAGCCATACCTGTACAGGAATGAAGAGGTCGTCGTACTGGGTTACTGCGAGGGAACCGGTGATGACGGCGATGAGGTGGAAATCTACCTGAACAACGGCAAGACGCTTGTCTTCAATTACATCAATCTTCCGGCTAAATTGGAACAGTTCAAACCCGTAACTACACAGGTCATCGTACTTGCCAACAAACGGCTGGATGCAGTATCAACGGTGAACCCCGGTATCATCCAAAGGCTCCGTGATACGGTACTCCAGCAGATTGAGAATGTCAAATCCTCTCCGGAGCATGTCAGCCAGGCAAAGCAGGTATTCCAGGGTGTGAACACGCTGATAAACCTTGCCAAAACGGAACTGGAGTACCGGAAATTCGTGAACGGGATGGAAGGCGATTGATTTAAAACCAAATAGAATATGAATAAGTACATGGGCTGGGTGCTTTACGATGAACCTCCCGAAGGTTTCTCTATTGATAAACACACTGGCTCTCCTTTGACTGGATACGATTTCTACACAAACGGAAAGAGTATCCTGAATGGTGGAGTAAGAATTCTTGTAAAAGCTTCGGGTGTTCCCGTCAACAGTATGGCAGCCAACCACCCTCCCGCAAAAGAATCCGTCCCCAAGGGCAAAGAGCCCAAAGAGGAACCGATGAACAGCCGGGAGGTACGTCAAAGGGTAAACGCCTTTGCCCGCGAGAGCTTCAAAGTAAAGTTGCTCCAGGAAATAGAGTTTGACTTGCTGGTGTGCCGGTTGGAAGGATGGAACATGGAAAGCTATGTCTGTGAGATTAAAGGATTGATTGATGATATATTTCAGAAAATGACAGATAAAGAAAGGAGTAAATTATGAGTTATTTTATAGACTACATCAAAACCTACGCAAACGTTAACAGGAAAGGCCGTGAGCTGCAGATATACGTGCAGCAATTTGAGCACCACCTGATAGAGGACGAGAGTTCGCTCCTGGCACTAAAATGCGATATTGAGCACAGGATAATGATGATGAATGAAAAGTATCCCCGTAGCCGTCCGGTCCGGATGGACGTGTTCAATGACGGCAGAACCGGGCAATGGACCATCCTTGTGGAGCATGACAGCGACAGTATTGTCAGTATCATATCCTATAAGAAGGTTTTAGGGTGTTATGCGGCAAATAATATGAACGATAAAGACAAAAGGCAATGAAACGATTTATGACCGAAACATTTTTCGTTCCTCTGAAAGTCAGTGAGGAACTTGGTATGACGTCCGTCAAGGACAAGGACGGCAAAGAGAAGATATTCAAGACACGTAAAGCTGTCGAGAAATACTGCAGGGAAAACAAATGTGTCTACGTAGAACATAAATTTATATTCTACAGATAACAGAAAAAAATAAAAATTATGGACAGAGAGAAAGATTTCAAATTGACGGACCCTGAGCTCCGAACCGAGTTGCTTAAACGTATGGAATATCGTGAAGAAGCGAGGCAATGCGGTAACTGTAAATATTATTATCGTACCATGAATTTGAACAATATATCCCAATGCCGCCTGATTCCTTTTATAGACCTGAATATACATGAGGACGGGTATTGCAGTTATTATCAACAGGCAGAGTGAGACAGTGTCGTTTAAGCCCTGTAAGGAAGTGCAGCCGCTGCAAGTATCTTGTAACGGCTGCTTTATTTTCCTGCCTTAGAAAGCACCGTAATATTTGATATGGCGTTCTTTGTTGCATATATGTGTCATACTACGTATCTTTGTATCAGGTTTTCAGGATTCGTTTCATTTTATAATCATTACGCCCTATGAAAAAGTATCGTACCAAGCTGGTAGGGTGCAGTTATGCCTTCAGAGTGGAGGATATCGTGCGCATCTATGACTCCTACCGTCATAGCGGCCTTTCCAATCGGGAAATTCTCCGCCGTTACATCTGGCCCAAATACCACATTTGTGAGAAGACTTTCTACAATATTATCAATGCCAGCGTTGATCCGCGTGTCATCAGCCGTCAGGAGGAGATGCGCTCGCAGCTCACGCTGTTCTAAGTTATTTCCTCTCTATTACTTTACAGGTAAAATCCGTAATATCCTCCACCAGTTCCTCATGGTTATGGTTGGTACTGCTGCCTGTTCTTCTGAAGACACTGAACGAGGTCTTTCCGTCATCTCCGGAAATATTGAAAAGGTGGCTGTCCATTTTCTCCAGCAGGTCGAACCTTTCCAAAGCCTGCTGCCGGAATTCACTGCCTTCCCGCGCACTTCCTTTCCAGGATGTGACTATATGCAGCCTTAGTGTCACATCGGCCTGTTGCGGCATGCCCCCGTTCCATTTTACCGGTCTGAACTCGATGAATACCGCCGGTGTTTCAAACGCCTCTTCCTGTTCCAGGAACGAGACCTGCTCATTCCAGAGGTCAAATGTCTTGATAACGGGCTCTCCCGTTTCATCTGTAAGCTGTTTCAACCTTTCCATAAGGCTGAGATAAAGGAATTTTCTCATGATGTATAATTTTTAGTACCTGCTATTTAAAAACTTCTTTGGTATTGTTTTCCGCTATCTCCCTGATGATGCGCTCCACTTCCGGATGCATGCCGATAAACTGTCTGCGCGGCATGACAATCTTACTTCCCGCCCTCTTCATGGCCATCCGTTTACAAAACAGTGCCTCTTCAGTAGGTTCCCTCTTATAATTATCGGTAAGTATCCTGTACATATACCAGAAATAACCTTTCATTTTTCCGGTGACGGTAATGGTTCCTCCGGAATTATGGATAGCGGCATATTCCAGGTCGCTGCTGAATATCACGCTGTGCCCGGTCGTTTCACTTTTGATACTCCGTCGCAGCTCTCCGGTGCGTATTAACAGTCCCCGGCTTTCGTCATCACTGAATTTACGGCGTGCCCAATGTTCATTGAAGAAAGCTTCCCGCTCGAAATTACGGTCGAACTCTTCGCCTATCTCCGTACCGACATCTTTCAGTGTAAGGCTGATGAAACGTTTTATTTTCCGTTCCAGCTCTTGGGTTATGTCTGATTTTGGGGTCATAATGCTTGTTTATTAAATAAATAGCCGTATCTTTGTGTCATTGAAGGGAGTAATTTAAAAATGTGGCTCCGGATTGCAGTTCCGGGGATGCTATTTTCAAATTACTTTCTTCTTTTTGTAAGATATTGCAGGATATCCTCACTGTCCGAAATGCTGTGCAGTTTCGCTGTTCCGTCAAGTAACTCCCTCACAATGATCCAGCTTTTTTCGCCATGCAGGGTCACTTCAAACAGATGCATCGTAATGTCCGGATCATGTTTGTCAGGCCCGCAGCCCAAATAAGGAGCTTCAGCGATAACCTTTTCTATATCCAGCAGCATCCTGTTTTTCTCCACAATCCATTTATGAGGCTGATTGAGCCATTCCTTTATGTTAGTACCACTGACATGTATATCCATTCCGAACTGTTCGTTTCTCAAAACCCGTTTTTTCAGGAATTGTGCTTTTTCTTTGACTTCATTCCTCAATTTCCTCAGCTCGTCTTTCTCTCTGAGCATTTCACGAATAACCTTGCAAGCTGCACATAATTCATTGTCGGGTATCTTTGTCAGTTTAAGCATGCCAGGTTTGTCCGGACAATCCTTACATCGGCTGATGGTATAGGGATTATAGAACGGGAAGCATGCCATTTGCTTTCCCGGGTTGAACCGCATCATTTCCTGGTGTTTTCCTGCCGTAGCCTGGCCGCCTGCCAGCATCGCCCGGTGTTCATCGCTTTCCGGATACTTGTCCCGGCGTACACGTATCGCCGTACAGCGGCAGTTCCAACCGTTTGGCGGGAAATATTCATCCCAAAACTTGGAAGTGATTGGCAGTGTGACGTTATGCAGTGCCCGGTGCGCCTCACGTACCCGCTTATCGCCTACGGTACGGTATTGCAGCAGGTACCGGTTCCGGTCTTCATCATCCCACCATTGTTTCCATCTGGCTGCCATGGCAGCCGAAGACATGGCGAAGTTGTATTCCGCTTTCAGATACCAGCGGTTATAGGTTTCGTTCACCTTTTGAACATCGTTCAGGAAGCGTTCAAAGGGTTTTCGGCTCCCGTCCGTATCGAGCAGTGAAGGAAATGCCTCGTTCAGTTCGTGGAAGGTTTTGAAGCCTGAAAACACATAATTGCTTTTCTTGAGCCGCTGCATGCTGATTTCGTCCATGGACCGTTTATGCAGTGTATAATCCACAGCCTTATCCAATATGCCGGCATGGCTGCGGATAAAACGCTTCACCTCTTTGTCGTCAAGCATTTCCGGGGTAAATTCCGGCTGTTTGTAAAGCCATCGCATCAGAAGGATAAAAGACGCTTCCACGCCTGAGGTGTCCACATTTCTATTGCTTTCTTCATCCGATGATGCGGACAGCGGTATTTCCCCACCGTAATAAACCATTCCGGCCCGTCTGTGCAGCCCTTCGTAATCAGAAGGGCTCAGTCGAAAAAACCGAGTTTCTGTTTCCCTTTTTCTTGCTTGCCGTCCTTTTCTTCCTCTTCCCCGTTTCCCGGAACCTGTACGGGTGCAATTTCCTTTTTTCCTATAATCGGCACATTATATTTGTCAATGAAATATTTGGGGTCTATTTCGAACCTGTCCAATAACATTTCCTCATAGGCAATTTGCTGTTCAGGTGTGAAATCTATACCCTCGTACCAGTCGAAACGATAACCATTGAGCGGGAAGCCATGCTTTATCATTTTTGGGATAAGCTGGAAGTTGATGACATCCCTCAATTTATCGGCATCCTTGCTGACAAGGTTCTTGAGCACTTCCAAATGCACCTCACTCTGTGAGAGGCTGCTGCCGTTCTCCGTCGTCATGGTTTCGGTGAGTATTCCTTTTGAAAGTTCTGAATTAGCCCGGTCTATGCGTTTGTCGAATACATTATAAGCATCTCCACGTGTGGATTCTTTGATCTCTATTTCGGTCCCTTCAGGAAACAAAGCCCAACCTGCCGCTCCCATTGAGCCCAGCATTTTTTCTATCCGGTTCTGTTCTTTCGGGTCGCGGCTTGTCGTCTTTCCCACTCGGAAAGGTATTCCGAAGATTTCGGAAAACATATCCCAGAATGCACATACATTTTTTTTAGGAATAGTATGTTGGGCGCACTTCAAATATAATCCCAGATTATGTGTATCGCCCACCTCCACCACCCAGTCGGCCATTTCACTATTGCGATAGTCATAGCCGTTCTGCCATGCTTCCTGTTGCCGTATGACTATTACCCCGTATTCAGGGATTACATGGCGCCTGGGGACCAGCTGTACCTCACTGAAAGCCGGTTTTCCATCCACATTGATAACATCGCCCAACTGAATGAGCGAATGCCCCCAATAGTGGCTGTCCAATGCCAGTTCCATAAAGGTCTTGAACCATGGAGCTTCAAAAATGGCTGTCAGATCGGGATTTTCAACACCTTCCCGGTTAACAATACGGAAGCTCTTGTTCAGCACATATCCGCTGCGTTGTCCCACACACCCGGTGAGGTGCATGTCCACTTCCACATCACCGTACACGTCGTATAGTGGTACCCGGTTGGGATATTCCACGTTCTTGGCGTATTGCCAGGCATTCCGCCATGTCCGCAGGTCTTTCTTCGTCAACGCTTCCGTCTGCAGCTGCAGGTTGACTGAAAGTTTCGTTACCCGTCTAAGCTCGGAGGGATTACCAAGATTTACCCGGCCTATCCTTACCGGATTCTTTTTTTTGTAATTGTTGCCCATAGCCTTTCTTTTTAATTTCCGGTTTCCGTTCCTTACCAGATATACTCATTCCTCTCGGCTGAGCCGTAGCGGACAGGATTATGACAATCCTCTTCTCCGTTTTCTCCTGTGAGGGTAGGTATATCGGGAGTTACACGTCCCGCCTGTATCTCTTTCAGATAGTCCAACGCCGCGTTATACCGCTTCTCGCGCACTTCGCCTCCCATTCTCTGTGGTAGCGAGCATGCCATATGATAAAGGGCGATATCCACTGCACATCCCACCATCTCGGCGTCACGTTTTTCGCCTTCCATGGCAAAGGCCGTATCCACATCATAGCGTCCGCGCAAGGCGCTTGCTATACGCGAGAGGGCACGATTCTCTGCGACCCGGCGGTTCTCTTCAGAGTTCTGCTGCATGATCTTCAGCGCCTCCGGTCCGACTTGTATGTAATCCTTTTCAGTGATAAACATGATTTTGTATATAAATTAGGGTTTGTAATCTTACGTTTTTTACCATGATTGTGAAGGCGGCTGGCGTAGCCCCATACATGGGACAAAACTTTCTTCCCGTACCTGTTTCTGCAGCTTGTAGATAGCCCCTTCGTCAGCATCCGGCCCGTCGTCATGTGCACGACTTCCTTTCTCGAAAGCAAGTGTCTGCTCGATTCCGGTCTTCATGTCATTGTCATTCTTTAGTTTCTCATTATACCAGACAAAGCCTCTTTCCCACAAGGGGCTTACCGCTTCGATACGGGCGAATTTGTCGGGTTTCTTCCGCTTGTCAGCTGTAACGGGAACCTGGTAGCCCCGTTGGTTTCCCTCACGTTCGAACTCATCCAGTATGGTGTCCTGCATGAAGTTGGCTTCCATATAAATGGTTACGGCCGCATCCTCGGGTAACATATCCCACAGGTCATACACCCAACGTACCATTTCTCCTACACTGCATTGGCGTACGAAAGCACGCAGGCAGTGCAGTTCCGTATGCTTGGCACTTTTCAGGCCGCAGCGGGGACGTCCCCAAAGTTTGGCGGCCTTGTAGTCGTTCTTGCTGCTGTCCTTAAAACTCGGGTCGATGTAAAGAACCAGACTCTCATAGTAACGGAGTTTAAGCATGCGTTTCCACTGTATCCACCGTTCCTGAAATACAGCCCCTTCGGTAATGGGATTGTGCATGTATTCTTTTTGGAAACTGCGATAACCCATAAATTTCTCGCGACTGCGTAACATTTCAATGGTATAGCATTCAGGCCAGGCGGGTTTCCCGTCCTTGCCTATGGCATAAACCGTACTGGTGTAAACAGTATCGCTGTCTATGATTTGCTGCAGTACGCTGTTTTTGCTGATGAGGTTTCCTACCATGATGAAACGTCCTTCTTTACCGCCGAAACAACCGAAAAGGGCTTCCTTGACCCATTTTGTCATCTCACGTACACGAGCCTCACTCCGACACATTTCGTCGTCGTCAAGGTCATCCACTACGATATAGTCCGGACGCTTATCGCGAAAACGTAACCCGCGCGGTGACTGTCCGCGTCCGCGGCTGAAAAAGGCACATTGGTCTTTAGTGACAAATTCACCTTCCTGCCAACATCCTGAGTTGTACTGTTCACCGAAGTCTTCAATGATGTACTGGTTGAACTGGAGTTCCGCCTGCAGGTCGCTCAACAGAGCATCGGCATTGTCCTCGCTTTTCCCCACCAATACCATGACGTATAGCTCCCCCTTGAACTTCAGCCATAGAGGGATTCCCACGTCCAGGTGTACAGACTTGGCATGTCCGCGCGGCCACTTGAAAGCGGCTCGCATTTCCCGGTGTTTCTCGATGTAGCGGGCGGCCTCGTTGTGGAATTTGGCGTTGGGGCATTGGCAGTAGTGGCTCAGATATCGCTGGCAGAAGTAGTCGTAATCCTTCAAGGCACGGGCGATGTTTTCTTTCCTTTCGGCTTCAGTCTCCGGCTTTCGTTTCGAGGTGAGGCGCAACAGGCGCTGGCAGTGTTCATTCCACCGCAGCAAGGCTTCTTTCTTTTCTTCTGCTGTCATTTCTGTTTGAATTTGACTCCCATGAATTCACTGTGCATACGGTTGATGAGCACAAGTATTTTGTCGTCTACCTCGGGATATTCGTCCCGGTGGGCCACCAGCCAGTTCTCGAACTCTATAAGCGTATCCACCTTATTCACTATGGTGGTACTCAGGTTAATCTCCTTGATGGCCTTTACCGATTTGAGCAGTGAATCAGCCATCCGTCCGATGCTTTTCTCGTCACCGTCCGCCTTGTCAATGGCATCCCCCAGTTTGGAAAGCGTTCTGGAGGTTATCGCCTCTTTGCTCATCTCACGTGCGGCCCGTTCTTCTTTCCAGCCTTCCGAGTTGATCCAGCGGCTGACCGACTGGCGGCTTACTCCTGTAAGTTCCACGATCTGTGCTACGGGCGTCCCTTTCATGTACAGGTGTTTGGCGACCGTTTTCTGTTTGTCCTTACTGTTTGCCATATTCTTTATAAGTTATCCGTTTATACCGGCAAAGTTGCAAACTCCCCGGCTGGTTGCGAAAAAACGGGGCAATCCCTACAGACTATTACAGAGGGATTACACACTTCCCTGCAACGGTTACACACTTTTTTGTGCGGTTATGGGCATAGCTGTAAGTTTGCGGCAAAATGAGACGAAAATGGGAAAAAGAATTACTATATCGACCGAGAGCCTGAATTGCTATGGTACCTGGGTAAAGACCGACGGTGTGGACTGCGGGCAATATCTGAATAATCCGGTGATGCTTTGGATGCACACGAGAGGTGTCATCATCGGTTGTATAAAGGATTTCAAAACAGAAGGCAAGGTGATGACGGGAGAACCGTATTTTGATGAGGTACGTGAGGAATCAAGACTCGCAAAACAGCAATGGGAGAAAGGTACGCTCAAGATGTGCAGCCCTTATTTCGAGATACTGGAGTATAGCGAGGACCCCTCGCTGTTGAAACCCGGCCAGACACGCCCTACCGTCACAAGGTGTAAGCTTATCGAAGTGAGTATGGTGGATATCGGTGGCAATGATGACAATATTGTCCGCTTGGGATACCAGGGAAAGGATTTGAGGCTGGCAGCTGGTGAGGAGTGCGACGCCTTACCCCTGCTGAAAGATAACAGCGGAGATTTTCCGCAAAACAATAATTCAAAAGAAAAGGAAAGTATGAACGCAGATTTTAAAGCTATCGCCCTGAAGCTGGGCCTGCCGGAAACGGCAACGGAAGCGGAAATCCTTGCCAGAATAGGCATTTTGCAGGGATTCCAGAATGCAAACGAGGAATTGCGCAAGCAGCTTGACGAAATCAAACTGGCAGGAGTGACGCAGATGGTGGATGACGCCATCAAGGCGGGAAAGTTCAATGCCGACAAGAAGGATCATTTCATCAGTCTGGGCAAGACCATGGGAGCCGACGCGCTGAAACTGACATTGGACAGCATGGCTTCCGCAACCAAGCCGATGCAGTTGTTAGGCGGTACAGGTAACACGCCGGGCGGTACGGTACCCAAAGGACAATGGAACAAGCTGAGAGAGGTTCCGGAAGCGGAACTGAAGCTCATGCGCGAGAATGATCCGGACAGATATCGTGCCTTGTACAAAGCGGAATATGGCATCGATTGCCCGAAATTCTAAGAGAGTGAGAAAAAGATTTCTAATTTAAAAATGTAAGAAAATGATTAAATTTATTTGTGGCATGCTGTTCAATATCCTCATGGGAGTGACTTTGGCATGCATGGCGGGGGTAGACCCTGCCTATGGAATGGTGACGGGAACGGTTGTTCCGGTTGTACTTGGTAACTTCATGCCTGCGGGCTCCGCTTTTGAAGGCGTCTACACAGAGGTTTGGACCGGTGAATTGGTAAAACGCCTGAATGCCGGGCTGGTGGCGAGTTTTCTGAACGGGATTCCTGACTATTCGGCCAAAGCCGAGAATGAGGTCATCCATCTGGTGGATGTAGGCGGTGATCCTGATGTGCTGATAAACAATACCACCTATCCGATTCCGGTCCAGAATCTCGCGGAAAGCGATATACCCATCGGTCTGGACAAATACCAGACAAAAGCGACCCGCGTGACGGATGACCAGTTGTATGCCATTTCATACGACAAGTTCTCCACCGATGTGGAACGGCACAGTAATGCCATAGATACGGCCAAATACAAGAAAGCCATCCATGCACTGGCTCCGTACAGCAATACGAAAACCACTCCTGTAATTCCTACTTCAGGTGAGGCGGACACTGCAGGTCGCAAGAAGATGACGCGCAAGGATGTCATCGCCCTGAAACGTGCTTTCGACAAGGCGGAAATACCTACCGACGGACGGCGTCTGGTACTTTGTCCCGACCACATCAATGACCTGTTGGAGGAAGACCAGAAGTTCCGCGAGCAATACTATAACTACACTACCGGCAAGGTGATGAATATGTATGGCTTTGAGATTTACGAATTCGTGAACTGCCCGTACTTCACCAATGCCGGCGTGAAAGTTCCTTTCGGTACCGTTCCCGGTGAGACGGATATGCAGGCTTCCGTCGCATTCTATGTTCCCCGCATGTTCCGCGCACAGGGTTCTACAAAAATGTACTACAGTGAGGCACGTATCAACCCTCAGACGCAAGAAAGCCTTGTTAATTTCCGTCACTACGAAATCACGATGCCCAAAAAGCAGGAGGCTATCGGTGCTATTTACAGCTATGACGGCAAGACAGCACAGACTTCCAATGCTGAGGTGACGGCGGACAAGCATTGGGCGCAGATTCGTCGCGAAGCCGCAGAAGCCGCGGCAAAAACTGCTGCAGAAAAGGCTGATCCCATCCCGGATGATGCAGGTGAAGAACTGGAGGTATAGCCATGAGTAGAGGTTTACGCAACAATAATCCGGGTAACATCCGCCTGTCACGTACTGTGTGGCAGGGGGAAATCCGCCCCTCGCGTGACAGGTCTTTCTGCCAGTTCCGTACGATGGCCTACGGTTATCGTGCCCTGATAAAGTTACTGCAGAACTACCGCCGTAACAACGGCTGCCGTACGATAGCGGACTTCATCAACCGCTGGGCGCCTCCTGTGGAAAACAACACTTCCGGCTATATCAGCCGGGTGTGCCGGGAGATGCAGGTTCCGAACACGTATGTGCCCGATGTGAACGACCGGGTAACCATGTGCGCTTTTGCCGCCGCCATCTCACAGGTGGAAAACGGAGTGCCGGCAGTAACGGCGGACGTGGAAGCGGGATGGGAACTGCTCTGATGATTGATAACCCTTAATGATTTCCAGCCATGAATTCAGACCTGATAATGCAGATTCTCCAATGGCTTGTGCCGAGCGGCATTGCCGGTTCCCTCTGGGCATGGCTGAGACATCGGGAGAACAACAAGGTGCTCGCCGCCAAGGAGCGGAACGACGCCTATAAGGAAATGTACGACAACCTGTCAGGAACATTAATAGACTTACAGAATGAGAACATTAAACTCTACAAGGCAGTACGGGAACTTAACCGTACCATTCAGAGGGCTTCTACTTGCCGGCATTATGCTGACTGCCCTATCCGTGGCGAGCTGCAGAAGTCCGGAACCATTGGTGCGGAACGAGCACAGCCAAAAAGACAGCCTCTCGGGCAGAAGCGGGTTCGCTCTCCTGCAGCAGCCTGTTCCGCCCAGCATGGCGAAGACGAAATTCCCGACGGATATGCTGGAACTGATTCCGGTGGGCACAGGCTTTAGCCGCCGCAGCGGGCAGGCTACGGTGAATGTCACCCGCATATCGGAAGACAGCCTGGAAGTGACGGCTGCCTGCGACAGTCTGGCCCGGCAGATACTCATCCTTACCGAAGAGAACATACGCATCCGTAACGAGCTCTTCAGGGAGAAGGAGAAACCACCACCTGAAACGGTACATGAACCTACCGGCTTCCAGTGGTTCCAGATATGGATCGGGCGCACGGCCGTCGCCGCCCTTCTGCTGGGAATACTCAGACGGCGATTTATTAACCCTTAAACTTGGAATAAACATGGATAAATTAATATTCGGAATGTCGCAGGTCAAATTCTGCGGCCTTGAAATCGGCTGGTTCGACGAACAGGGAGTCACCCCTGCAGGTACCGCCGCTACCCAGGTGGACATCTACGCCGCCCAGGTAAAGGACGGCCCTGTGGCGACAATCACGAGCAATCCGGGAAAGAAGGCCTTTACGGGCAACCTGATTGACATGTCGGCTGAAAACCTTGTGAATACAATCGGAGGGAGCAAGGATGACCAGGGCAACTGGGAGCCGCCCGAGAAATGGGAGAAGACGGGTGTCATGGATATTGTCTGTGACAGCGGCCATACCATCCGCCTTTACAAGGCAAAAGTCACCGGCAATGACTTCGGCGGCGGCGTGAACTCCCAGGGCGTACTCTCCGTCCAGCTCAACATCGAGGTTATGAAGGATGAGGACGGCAAGCGGATGAAGATATTCGCCCCCGGCATCGATCCTGAAACCGGCAAACCGAAACCGTCTGAAGAAGCCTGACGCGTATGAAGCGCCTTGAAATGGAAATCCTCTCGGAAAGGGTAATGCAGGACGGGGGCATCTCGCTTCCCCTGCGCCTTCCCGGAGGAAGGCATATCCGCTGGGTGATGCGTGTCCCCACTTATGCGAGCCTGCTGAATATCGGCCGGATGTACCTGAAACTGGGAGTCCGGTATGACGAAGTGAAGGAATATGACTTCGAGCAGAAAGTGGAGTTCATCACCCGCCACGGGGTGGGCGTGAGCCGCATGGTGGCCTGCGGTATCGTCCGGGGGCGTATCCTCTCCCCGTTGCTGAACCGCCCCGTAGCCTGGATGCTCCGGCACTGGATGCACCCGGCCGCCCTTGAGGAAGCCTGGATAATAGTCGTGCGCATGTTCGGTACTGTCCCTTTCGGAAATATTATCAGATTGGCGGAGACAATCAACCCGATGTCGCCCCTGCTGAGCCACGGAAAAGGATAGAACGGGAGTTAAAGGGCTATATGGAGCCTTCACATAGCCCGTTCGGACTGATAGGACAGATAGCCCGCGATACGGGCTGGAGCATAAGGTATATCCTGCACGGGGTGAACTATCCGACGCTCATGCTGATGTGGCGGGACTGTCCCAGGCATATTCCCGCACGCAGAAAGACGCCCGCCGAACTTTCCCGGGAGATGTCCGCCCGCAGCGGCGGTACCCCGGAAAACATGTCACCCCTGGAGTTCTTCAGGAGCATGGAGGAAGAGGAATGAAAACTGTTTGTCACATAATAAACCGCTATAAGAAATGCAGCCTATCAAGCTTGAAATATTCCTGGATGACAGGACGCTTGCCGGCATGAAGTCGGCCGAGGGCAACATAGCCGCCCTGGAGAGCTTCAACAGGCAGATGGTCGAACGTCTGCAGGGCGAGCTCAAGCAGTTGGAGAGACAGTACAGGCAGCTGCAGAAGCAGGGCCTTGCCGGTGACAGGGAACTCGCCGACATACAGGCGCTCAAAGGTGTCATCGGCGGCCTGAAGGATGAGATAAAGGCATACGAGGCCGCCAAGAAACAGGCCAGCGAGACGCCCCTTGTGGCGCATGACCCGGCACCGAAGCTGAACCAGGTCAGAATGACCATGGCACAGATCGCCCGGGAGCTTCCCTCGCTGGCCATGGGGCCGCAGATGTTCTTTCTGGCCATATCCAACAACATCCCGATGTTTACGGACGCCGTGAGCAATGCCCGCAAGGAATACGAGCTCATGACGGCCGCAGGAAAGAAGGCGACCCCGGTATGGAAACAGGTGGCAGCTTCGCTGTTCTCCCCGCAAACGGCACTGGCGGCGCTTATTACGCTGACGGTGGTATACGGTAAAGAAATAGGAGAATGGATAAAGGGGCTCTTTGGCGGGAAAAACGCCATGGATGAACTGCGTGAATCCATGCGGGAAACCTATGAGGTGGAAAAAGAGGCGAATGCCACATTCGTGAAAAGCCGGTTTGAGATGGACAGGGTAATCAAGTCCGTAAAGGAGTTCAAGGGAAGCAAGGAGGAGGAACGCAAAAAGGTAACCGAACTCAACCGTACATACGGTGAAACGTTCGGCTACTACCAGACATTGAGCGAATGGTACGATACGCTTATGAAAAAGAGTTCCGACTATATCGAGGTGCTCGTACTGGAACAGAAAGCCCGGAAATGGCTTGACAAGGCCGTAGAGGAGAGCGATAAGGCCGACAAGCTGAAAGCGGAAGGTGCGGAATCCCACCGTCCATGGTTCGGTGCCGGCGGTAAAATCCACAAGTTCTTCGGCGGAGGTTCCACCGACCAGTTCGGTAGCGACCCTGCTTCCGTAGTTTACAACAAAAAGCTCAAGGACATCTATGATGCGGAAGAGGATGCCCTCAAACGTGCGGAAGAGTTTCAGGATAAAGCCGCCCGTATCAAGGAGGGAACAAATATCAATACCGTGGTTTCCGGTTCGGTGGAAGAATTGGAAAGCAGCATAGCGGAGAAACGCAAGGCGCTGAAGAAACTCACAAACAAGGAGGATTATGAGGCGGCCATGAAAGTAATAGAAGCCGAGGAGAAAAAGCTGGAAACCATTACGGGAAAGAAAAACAAGGACGGTGGCAGGAATGCTTCCGACTATCAGGATGCTCTTTCCGATGCCCGCCTGCGTGCACAACGTAAGCTGGAGGATGCCCGTATCGCCCTGATGGCGGAAGGCAGCGCCAAACGCAAGGCACTGCTCCGTCAGGAATACGAGCAGACGCTTGCCGCCATCGACAAGGAAGAACGGGAGCTGCTCTCCAGGCTGGAGAAATCGAAAAAGGCCGGCAATCCGGTAGCCCCCGGGGAGGCTGACCGGATAAGGCAGGACGCTTCCTCACAGCGTGTGGTTGCCGGCGTGCAGTATATGCAGGATGTCTACGACGAGGAGAAGCAGTTCCGGGAAAAGGACAGGCAGGCGTGGATAGACTACAACAGGGAGTACGGCAGCTACCAGGAGAAACGGCTGGCAATCACACAGGATTATGCCCTGAAGATTGCCGCAGCCGAAACCGAAGGTGAAAAGGCCATACTGAAAAGACGGCGCGAGGACGAACTGAAAGAGCTGGATTTCGGTGAGTTCAAGAAGACCGTCAACCTGGCCGATGTATTCGGCAATCTGGATGCCCAAAGTACGGAGGCGCTCTCCGCACTTCGCGACAAGCTGAAGGAATACATCAGCGGGGCGGCCAAAGAATTACGCCCCTCGGACTTGAAGCAGCTGCAGGACGCACTGACGAATATCGACCTGAAGCTTGCCGACCGCAAGCCCTTCCGGGAACTGAAACGGTCTATGGATGAATACGCCAACGCCCAGGAAACTGTCCAAAAGGCGCAGGAGGATCTGAACACCGTCATGGCGGGAGGAAAGGTTATCACCGGTCTGTACAGGGATGAGACGGGCAAGCTCGTCACCGGACTGCTTACCCAGGAGCAGGCGGAGAAGAAACTGGCTGAAGCCCAGGAAAACCGCCGCAGGAAACGTACGGCAATGGCTCAGAGCCTGCAGGGGGTTGCGGGCGAAATGTCATCCTACGGACAGGCGGCCGATGATGTCGTCAGTATGCTGGAAGGGTTCGGAGTGTCGGTGGACGAGAATGCCAAGCGGGTGATAGAGGGGTTCAATACCATGTCGGAAGGTATCGGCCAATTTGCGAACTCCATGCTTTCGGGTGACATCGGCGGCATGATAAGCGGCGTGGTGAATACAGCCGGCGGTTTTGTCAAGACATTGGGCAGCCTTTTCGGTACGGATTGGGGCGGCCAGCGTTCCGAAAGACGTTACCAGCAGGCAAAGGAGCGTTATGAAAGCTATATGGCGGTGCTTGACAAAGTCATCGCCAAACAAAAGGAACTGGTGGCATCCATGGAGACCGATACGCTGGCGAATGCCAATAATTCCTACAAGAAAGCCGGAGAACTCCTGCAGCAACAGGAAGAATACGCCCGCGAAATGGGAAAGGCATATCTGAATGCCGGGGCGAGCAAGGGGTTTCTCGGTATCGGTTCCAAGGCTTCCCACGGAACGAAGCAAAGGGAGGGCATATCCTCTACCGCATGGGAACAGGCGCGCCGGGTGTTGGGAAGCGATTTTTCCAAAGTGGCCGACGGCCGTATGACCGGTCTCTTTGACCTGAGCTATGAGAAACTGGTGGAACTGCGTGATGAAGCCACCGGCTTCTGGAGTGAATTACATGAGGACACGCGCAAATATCTGGAACAGATTATCGAGAGCGAGGAAGCCTGGCAGGAAGTGCAGGAAACACGCAAGGAAGCCATGACGGGCATCTCTTTCGAGAGCGTGCGCAGCAGTTTTCTGGACATGCTCATGGATATGGACAGCAGTACGGCGGATTTTGCCGACAACTTCGAGAAATATATGCAGAAGGCCATGCTGAACAGTATGCTCTCGGAAAGCTATAACGGACGTCTCAGGGAATGGTACGACTCGTTTGCCGAAGCCATGGAGGAGAAGACGGAATGGAGGACGGGCCAGGGCAGACGCGGACGTAACAGGTATAAAGTTACCACCGAAGCCGCGGGCGTGCTGAGCCAGACGGAATATGACGCTCTGAAGGATTCCTGGAATTCGATAGTGAGTGATGCGCTGGCTGAACGTGACGCGATGAAAGAGATATTCGGCTGGCAGGGTGATCCGGCAAGCTCACAGTCCGGACGCAGCGGAGCCTTCACTACCATGACACAGGAACAGGGCACACTTCTGGAAGGGCTGTTTACTTCCTTGCAGGACCATGCCAGCGGCATGCACAAACTTCTGGAAGAGCTCGCCAAATCAAGGAAGGAAGACCACGACCTGCTCGTCAGCATTGCTGAGAATACAGCTTATTGCAGGTATCTGGAAAGCATAAACGAGATTATGGAATATTTTAGAAACAATGGAATAGAAGTATCATGATGTACGACCTGACAGGATATATGGTAATTAACGGCAAGGATGCCTGGACGGAGTATTCGGCCTTCCTCTGTGAGGACAGGCCGGAAGACAGCACGAACATGGCCGAACTGCTCAAGCCGCCCGAGATGAAGGAATATACGGCTGTGGATTTCAGGGAGCGTAACGGTGAGGAATTGCCGGAGCAGCTTCCCCTTCCACGCTGCAAGGCCCGCGACCTTACACTGTATCTGGCTGTATACGCCTCTTCACTTTCCGAATGTGAGACAAGGCGGCTTGCCCTGATGCAGGCACTCATGCAGGGCTGGGTAACCCTTCGGGTAAAAGGGATATCCATGGAATGCAGGCTTTACTACAAGGCTGCCACACCGGTCGATATCCTGACCGATGCACTTGACGGAACTGCAGTGGCCAGATGGAAAATCAAGTTCAGGGAACCGAAACCGGCCCCCTTTTAAATGATATTTAAAGACTGTTCGAATGGAGCTCAATATCTATAACCAATCCGGAGAACTGAAGCTGACCGCCTCGGTAACCTCATCCTCTGTATGGAACCTCGAGTTGATGAGAGAGAATGCACTCTCGCTTACCTTCACAATCCCGGTCTGTGTGCCGTTGCAGGTGAATGACTATATAATACTGGAAGGTGTAAGGTTCAGCGTGAAGAAAGAGTACAAGCCCAGGAAAAAGAACAGTCAGAAGTATAGCTATTCGGTAAAGTTCTATGCTCCCATACATGATGCCCAGCAGGTGGTATACCTTCACCTTACGGATGGCCAGTACGAACCTCAGTTCAGTCTTGACGGCAGTCCCCGGGAACACCTGCAGAAATGGGTGGACAACATGAACCGTATTTACGGTGAGGAGCGCTGGCGTATCGGCGACGTGATAGATGCACCGGACGGAAATATAGAGTATAACAATACCACCTGCTGGGACGCATTGGCATCCATGGCCGAGACCTTTTCGACCGAATGGTGGTCGGACGGCTTCTATATCAACCTGTGCCGTTGTGAGCGCGGGGAACGTGTGGAATTGGGATACATGCAGGGCCTTGCCTCGCTTACACAAACGGAGAATAGCGATGACGTAAAATTCTTCACCCGGCTTATTCCGCTGGGAAGTATCAGGAACATAGACCGCAGCCGCTACGGTTTCTCCCGTCTGCAGCTGCCCGATCGCGCCAAGTATGTGGACAGAAATACGGACTACGGACTGTATGAACATGTGGAAGAGGATGCCTTTGCGGGTATCTTTCCTCATTATACGGGAACTGTGTCCTCCGTACGTTCACAGGAAAGGACCGGGAATGACGGCAAGCCCTTTACGGTCTATTATTTCAAGGACGAAGGTCTGGAATTTGACCCATGTGATTATGAGATTGCGGGACTTGTCAAACAATTGTCTTTCCAGAGCGGTGAGCTGAACGGGCGTGATTTCGAGGCAAACTATCATTCGGAAAGCAAGGAATGGGAAATCATCAATACCTACCCGGATGAAGATACGCAATTGCCCGGGGGAAACCTTATACCGCATGCGGGTGACAAATATATCCCCTGGAATTTCCGTATGCCCGAAGCTTATGAAAAACAGGCCGAGTTGGATTACAAGGCGGCCGTTGATGACTTCCTCTCGTCATACAGCGAAGACACCACCAAGTACGGCGGCGATACCGATTACACCTATATTGAGAAGCACTCCGTCCCCCTGCGGCTGGGACAGTCGGTAAGGCTGCTCAGCGAAGAGTATTTCCTCGGTATCGGTTACCGGGATACACGCATGACAAAGGTGACACGCAAGCTGGAGAACCTTTCCATGGCGGCTATTGAATGCACGAACCGCGTCGGCAAGGGCTGGAAACGCAGCTTGGAAAGTGATCTGAACGGATTGCAGTACGTTGTCGGCGGACTGCTGGACCGCTCGGTCATCGAGGTGCTTAAATCCTGGGACAACCGTGAGGCCAGCGAATACAACGTATTTTCGGCTTTACGCACGATAAAGGAAATAACCCGGCGCGCCATCAGCAAGATCGGTCCGGATGGGACATCCTTTCTCGTTTCCTTTCTGGGCGGTGCTTGGTTCGGCGAGTTCGTAGACAGTATGATTGCCGGTA